ACAGAAAGGTGATGGTAAACTGTACAATGGTCCAAATTGGTTTACGGAAAACATGAAGGATATTTATTAATTTGTGTATAATACAATAACAATCCGATTGCAATCCAAATACCAAAAAGGAACCCGATGAATAAAGATAAATCTTTGATAACTTGGAATGATTCTGACGCTTCAAGTAAAGCGGTTGCGTTTGATCAGTTCGCAAAAGCAGGTGAAGATTACGCAGGCATAACCAAGGCTAATCATCTTAGAGACTTTAAAGATATAGAGTCAAACAGATCTGTTCGTCCGGGTTTTAGAACATCTGACTACCACGCATTTAGACCAGAAGAACGAGTTCCTTATAGGCAAAAACGTGCTATAAAAATGTGCATGGATGCCTACGAAAAGGTTGGAATTATTAGAAATGTAATTGACCTTATGGGTGATTTTGGATGTCAAGGCATAAACATAGTACACGAAAACAAAAGCGTAGAAAAGTTCTATCAACAATGGTTCAAGAAGTGTAGCGGTAAAGAAAGGTCAGAAAGATTTTTAAATTTACTATACAGATCTGGTCAAGTTCCTGTGTACAGAAGTTATGCTAACTTGACACCAGAGGTTGTAAAGTATGTTAAATCAATTGGTCAAGATATAACTGTAGAAGTACCCAACTTTGAAAAGAACCAAATACCTTGGCGATATAATTTCTTTAACCCCGTGTCGCTTGATATTAAAGATAGTAACATAAACCTATTCTTAGGCACGAAAAATTTTCAGATATCACCTTCAAGTTTTTTAGACAACTTTAAAGATGGTTCTATCCCTGCGCATATGCTGGACACTCTTCCGGTAGACATAAAAGAGAGAATCAAGAACGGAGAAAGGAAAGTAACGCTAGATCCAGAAAGACTTTCTATGTTTTATTACAAGAAAGACGACTGGTCTAACTGGGCAAACCCCTTGATTTACGCAATCCTTGACGATGTAATAATGCTAGAAAAGATGAGACTTGCTGACTTGTCTGCCTTGGACGGTGCGATCTCAAACATCAGATTATGGACTCTTGGTAATCTAGATCACAAAATCCTACCAAATAAAGCTGCTATCAATAAACTTAGAGACATACTAGCAAGCAATGTTGGTGGAGGTACTATGGAGTTAGTTTGGGGTCCAGAACTTTCTTACACAGAGTCAAATAGTCAAGTGTACAAGTTTTTAGGTTCAGAAAAGTATAATTCTGTCTTGAATAGTATTTATGCTGGTTTGGGAGTTCCTCCTACTCTTACGGGTATGGCAGGTAATGGCGGTGGTTTTACAAATAACTTTATATCGCTCAAAACTCTTGTAGAAAGATTGCAATATGGTAGAGACCAACTAACCGCATTCTGGGAGAAGGAATGCGAGATAGTAAGAAAAGCAATGGGTTTCAGGAAGTCTCCTCATATAATGTACGATCAAATGAGTCTATCTGATGAGTCTTCTGAGAAAAACCTACTAATACAACTTGCTGATAGAGACATCATATCACATGAGACAGTACTTGAAAGATTTAAAGAAGTCCCTTCGGTTGAGAAAATGAGACTAAGGAGAGAAGATAAGTCTAGAGATGCAGAGACCTTACCGGAGAAAGCTGGACCTTTCCATCCTCCACCAGCACCTCAAGAGATGAAAGAAGAACCTCAAGTTGAACAAGTAGAAAAAACCAATGATTCTGAACCATCTGGTGGAAGACCTCTGTTTAAAAAAGACGAGGAACCTAGAAAGAAAAGGGTGGAAACACCAAAATCAAAACCCGGAGTTGCTGAACTAATAGTATGGGCAAATGCTTCTTTTGATAAGATATCTGAAATAACAAACGAGGCGTACTTGTCTGTAAAATCAAAAAAGAACATGAGATCTTTAAGTAAAGTAGAGGCGAAAGAATTAGAAGAGTTGAAGATTCATGTCCTATCTAATCTACAACCTATGTCCGAGGTAAATGTTGATAACATCAGGAAGGTTATAGGTTCTACAAGAAAGATGCCCGAAAAACTCAAAAATCAACTTGACGCACTAAATATTAATTTAGAAAACATGAACATGGAAAACTTCAGAAGACATGCTATTTCATGCTACGTGGAGTGTTTTTTAGGCAGTTAATCTTGTTTCTTTAAAAAATTATAATTTTTGTGTATACTAATTGTAGAGGTGATACATGACAATAAAAATATTCCAAAACGAAATAAATGACGGCATTGGCGAACTCGTAAAGAGTACGGCTAGTGTTGCATACTGCGCTGAAGCAACGATCCAAAAGGAGATTCCTGAAGAGATTGTTGTAAAAGCAATTGCTGAAAATAAAGACCAAGTTGATCTATACTATCTAGAATCAGTTTTAGTGTCTTGCGGTTGGAACAAAAACGACGATGTGTTCATGCCAGAGGCGACTTGGGCGGCACGTAACACCCCAGAAGATAAACAATTCAATTTTATGCACGATGAGAATGATATCATCGGACATATTACTGGTAGTTATGTCTTAGGCAAAGATGGCGTTGCTGTAGCAGATGACTCAGAAATGCCAGAAGACTTTGACATTATCACTCAAGCAGTTCTTTATAATAGTTGGACTAACAGCGAAAATAAAGAACGAATGGACAAAATCATAGCAGAGATAGAAGAAGGCAAATGGTATGTTTCTATGGAATGCCTATTTGCTGGATTTGATTATGCTCTGTCAAATGAAGACGGTCTAAAGAAGGTTCTAGCAAGAGATGAAGAATCTTCTTTCTTAACAAAACACCTTAGATCTTACGGCGGTAGCGGTGAATATCAAGGTTATAAAATTGGTAGAGCGTTAAAGAACATTGCCTTTTCGGGTAAGGGTCTTGTCTCTAAACCAGCCAATCCACGAAGTGTAATTTTAAAAAGTGTAGCTTTTAATTTAGATGGCGACTCTCAATTCGATATAGGAGAATTTAATATGTCAGATAATTTACTTGAAAAGCAATTGGCAGAAGTTCGTGAAGAACTTGTTTCTGCTAAAGCTGAAAACGAAGCTATCAAGGCTAAAATTGAAGAAGCAAAAGACAAAGAGTTTGCTTCTAAGGTAGAAGCTTTTGAGGCAACCGTAGAAGAAAAAGATGCAAGCATTGCAGAACTTGAAGAGAATATCAAAAGTTCACAAGCTCGTATCGCTGAGTTGGAAGATACTCTTGCTAAGTCGCAAGAAGAACTTAGTGTCGCCATGAAAGAAATGGACGACATGAAGAAAAAGGAAAAGATGGAGAAGCGTAAAGCTGCTCTTGTAGAGGCTGGTTTTGACCAAGAAGAAGCAGAAGAAACGCTTGCTGCTTTTGATTCTGTAAACGACGAAGCTTTCGATGTTATTGTTGCAGCAATGACTGATAAGTTGGTCAATCAAAAGAAAGCCAAAAAAGACGACGAAGCTGAAGCAGCGATGCCTCCAGCGCTTAAAGAAGCACTCGAAAAGAAGAAAAAAGAGAAAGAAGCAAAAGCCGATGAAGAGGCTGAAGCTGAAGTAACTCCAGAACTTCTTGAAGATGTCGAAACTTCTGAAGCAACTTTAATTGATGCTACGGAGCAAGTAGACGAAGTAGAATCAACAAGAGCTAGCATTTCTGACTGGCTTTCAAATAACGTACTTTCAACTAAGTAATCATAATAGGAGATTTAACTATGGCTCTCAAAGCAGATAGATATGAAGAATCAACAGACATCAGCTTCTTTTATGATGCTGGTACTGCAACTCGCGGTGGCGTAGTTGCTCTTGATGCAACGAATGCTTCAGGTGCAGCAATGGACCAAGGTGAGAACAAAGTCGCTTATGTAGCGGCAACAAAGAATAGCATTCCGGTTGGAGTTTTGCTTAACGATGTGGTCAATAAAGACCTAACAAGAACTCACCTTAATCAATATAAGGATGAAGTTCAAAAAGGCGGTAAGGTTACTGTACTTACCCGTGGTTGGGTTGTCACCAATAACATCACTGGTAATCCCGGTGCTGGCGACATTGCGTATCTTGACGAGACCACAGCAGGTAACGTCGGAAATGCAACTGACCTTAGTTACTCTTCTGGAGTAATGGCAGTTGGTCGTTTCATGACCAATCAAGACGCAGATGGTTATGCTAAACTTTACGTCAATCTTCCAAACCTT